TACATCGACACCCATAATATATTGGTGACCTTCTTGAGGTTCTTCCCATATCCAAATTTCATTTTCTAACCCCATGGTAATCTTTGGTTCCATTACATTGTTTTTTTCGTGAAATTCAATGTATTCCTCACTAATAACATTACCACCAGAACCAATGAAAGAAACGTCAAGTTCTTGAGCAATCATACGAGAATCATTGTTCATACCCATACACATTTCTTCATACCAACTTGATGTTGGTTTCCATCCATCGGCTATTTTATTTTGATAAGATTCAAAAGTAAAATAAATTTCTTTCTCAACATCATCACCCTTTGACCATCTTAAATCTTTATTATAACGTAAATCTTCATACCATTTCATTTCAATAATATTGAAATTGTTTTTCTTGGTTCTTGCTTGGTCATAAGTTTTGTAATATAATGGGTCCATACCATTAGGTGTAGAAATAAGAGTTGCTCTACCACCCGTACCCAATGCAGTAAGTGCCGCACCAAATACCTCAGCACCGTTATCAATATAAGCTGCCTCATCCATAATAAGAAAAGTAGGTGTAAAACCACGCAATGCATCCTTAGATGTCGCAACAGCCTTTACACGACTACCATTTGGTAATTTAATTTCTTTTTTAGAATCAGTTAAGAATATTGTTTTACCTTCATTCTTAGGATTACCATAATACTCATGACCCCAAACCCATCTAGGTAACTGAGATAAAAAATCCTTAATTTTAGCCAAAAATTCAAAAGCCAATTCTTGTTTGTTTGCAATAATTAGAACAGCTTCTGGGTTATCTTCATCAGCCCAACCAACTTTTATTGCCATGTATGCTGCGGTAGTGGTAGAAACCCCAGCCTGTCTAGGTTTAGTAACTAAGTTAAACCTATTTTTTTCATATGCGTTAATAATTTCTTTTTGTCTTGGGAATAATTTAAAAGGAACAAACCCTTCTTGCGTTTTGTCGAATGTTTCCAAATAAGTCTCAATCGCATAAATTGGATTCATGAGACATTTAGAATATTCTTTAAATATTTCTTGTGCTGTTAGCATATATATTTCTTTTTATTATAAATATACTAATTTCAGATAAAATAAATTTTTTAAAATAAATAAGGGGCTTAACAGCCCCTTTAATTAAAATAAATCATCACTTTCAAATACATCATCATCTTCATCAAGTTCAATATCATTACCGAACATAATTTCATCTAATGTATAATATTCTTTTTCTTCGTATGTGTTTAATTCATTCATAGCATTATTAAATTCTTCTTCCTGAAGTTCTCTTTTAATAGTACCCATGATTTCTTTTACTATTTTTTTACCCTTGTTGGTACCAGCCATGATTTCTCTCATACAACCATTAAATTCATTTACAGGCTTTGAAGCTAATTCCATATATAACTGATGTTTTAAATGAAAATCATCAGCATCAATACAATCTGTAAATCTATCCCATAATGCTGGTCCCATTCTCATATCCCATGGTTCTGCTGCTAAAAAGTCTGCTTTATCTATAACATAATCACCTAATTTTTTATCCTTAGGTAAACCATGTGCTGATAATAACTCCATAACACCCTTAACCAATTCATGAATAAGAACTGGGAATATCATAGCTTCAGCTTCAATAACAGCCTTAGGATTTTCAGCTGTTGGAAATGTAACTTTAACCACACCACCACTAGTACCGTTATCCATTTTAGGTATTACATAATACATGTAATCAGCCGCTGACATAACCTTAGAATATCTATTTAATAAACGAGGGTCCATATCAGTCAATTCATCATCAACCATATGAAACATATGATTTGTTTTCTTTGCAGCACCTTGAATCATAGCATTTAAAAAACGTCTTTTATAAACTTCTTCTTTTGCATTAACCATATCATCATGATTTTCAAATTGATAATCACTAGACTTAGGTGTTGGGTTCTTTTTAGTTCCTTCTAAAACAATATTAGGTGATAAAGAAGCTTTTATTTCAACAACATCTTCTGGCATATCATATTCTTCACGAATCATTTTTTCAGCCAATTCTTCTAAGGATTTTTTATGTTTAGATTCTAGAGCCATAGTTTCATGAACCATTGGCATCATTTCCATCATTAAGGTTGAAGTGTCTATCTCATCAACATCAAAAGCCCTCTTATAACGGTTAACAACTTCACTAAAGCGTTTACCCATTATCTTTTGCTCAAAGTTGTTTTCATCACCCTCAGGTATTGCTGGGTGAATACCCAATGAATGTTTTCTTTCAGCCAATTCTTTTTCTAACTGCGGATGCATTCTTTCTGATATATTTTCACCATAAACAACACCTTCATTTAATTTGGTTTTGTTTAAAGATTTTAACAATGCTTTTTCAGCTATTTTTCTATAATTGCTCATGTTATTTTATGTCTTTTTTCTTAATTGTTTTTACTACTCTATTTTCTATTACTGTTTGTTGTTGAACCTCAGTCTTGGTTGTTTTTTTCTTAGGAACACCAAATACTCTGTACTCAAAGAATTTTTTAAATTCATATAACCCCATGTATTTTTCATCTTCAAGCATAATAGTAGCAGCCAATTCTGGTATTGTTTTAAATTTTTTAAATTTACCAGTTTTTTCATTTACAATAAAATGCTTATATTCACCCAAATTAAGACTCTCAGATTCTGAAGCTTGTGATGTTTTATCTTCGCTTTCAGTGGTTAATTTTTCCATTTCAAGCATAGGCTTCGCAACTTTGGTTTCAAATTCATCAACATGATAAATAATATTATTACCATTATCATCCATATCGTCAAAACAATAAACACCCAAAACAATATTTTTTTCTGGTGTAATACCTCTTACCATTTGATATTTTTTATCAGCAATATTAAATGGTTGTGCTATTTGACCAGTTTCATGATGTTTAACATTTGAAAGATATTTAATTGTAGCTCTATCTTGCGGTTCAATAACACCATCCATTTCATTAACTGGTAATATATTAACTTTTTGCCCCTTAAGTTTCTGTATCATTTGAGGTAACTCATTTTTTGGTACAAGAACAGTAGGCATTTCTTCTTTCTCGTTAATTTTTTGTTTATTTTTTGTGTTCATGTTTACTCATATTATAATTCAATATTAGGTCTTTTTCATAAAGCTTATCTTCAACATCAGTCAAAGCCTCACCAAATTTAAAACAAATTCTTTTTTCAGGATATGTTTCATAATCATTGATGTTTTCCCATGCCATGGCTATAACACCATCAATCGCATCCCAAACAGCAAATGTATCGCTATTCTGTATTACATCCAATTTTAGTTCAGATTCAAGTCTACCAACTTTTTTTATAAAAGATTCATGTGGCGGCTCTGGTCTACCAGAAGCTGGGTATGTATCCCATTCTTCACCATCAATATCTTCTGTTGTATCAGAAAAAATAAACTCATAAAGGTAATCACCCTTATAATCCTTACCAACATAGTTAATATATATTAAATATAAATCTTCCATATTATATTTCGTTTATTTCTATACCTAAAAGCGGATACATTCTCATAATGTCACTAAATTGTTTGTGGTTAACCATTTCAACGTTAATACCAACTTTTAATGGCGTTCTAACCAGTCTATTTAAAGTCGGTGTTGATAAAACCCTTTTCAATATTTGTTCGTTAGGTATATCAATAGTTATTTTTTTTACGTTTTTATTTTCATTAACAGCTTTTGGGTCTGGTTGTGATTCTCTTTCTGGTAAGAAAGGCTTATTACGTCTAGACGGTTGAACCATTGGAGATTCTTTTGGTTTTGTTACAGGTTCTGCTGGTAATACCATAGGTTCCTCATAATTAAATGTTTCGTTTAATTTCATTTTTAGATAATTTTTGTCAAAGATACTAAAATTTTCTGACATGTTCAAATTTTCATTTGAAGTTTTTTTACCCCACTTCTTACCCTTACCTCTTGTACCACATGCTGAAGGTGTAGGTCTACAAGCTGGATATTTAGCTCTTTCCTCACCATCTTTTCTTCCACATGTTTTACATTTTTTTCTACCAGTCTCAGGGTCTTTTCTACATGTGTTGCAATCAACCCATCCTTTTGATTTACCCTTACCACCTTGTCTCTCAAACCATCCATGAAGACCCTTACTTTTTTCTTTTGAGAAATCAGTTTTTTTAGCTTCATAAATAGATAATTCACCTAAATCTTCTTTTTTCTTATTAGGTTCAACAACATCAAAAGAATTTACATCTTTTGGGTTTCCATATTCTGTATTAATTTCTGGTTTTGTATACCCAAATTTTCCATATATACCATTTGGTTTAAATAAATTATCACTATATTTAAACACTCTTGGTGGTATTGTATTTTTAGTTCTAACATTCTTAGAAACACCTTGTGGTGTGTAAGCAAAATCAATAATAACACCATTAATCATTGGTACTATATGGTCTTCCCATTCACTATCAGAAATATTGTTTTCTTTTCTGTATTCCTCACTCATTGGCATATAAACATAATCTGCTTTTATACCATTATTCTTTGCCCAATTAATCATATCTCTAGTAAAGAATGAACAGTTACCTAAACTATTTTGAATATCGTATTCAGTATCTTTCATATATTGATTTACAATACGACTAATTTCTGATACGTTTTCATTTATTGGTTTAGATTTAGTTTCTTCACCTCTTTGTCTTTTCTTTCTAGCATCACAATGAGCTTTTTGACTGAACCCTTTAGGGTTGCTACAATCGATACTTTTTTTATAATCTTCAGACCATTTTTCTTCTATTGGTTCCTCACTTTCATTTGAACTATTTCCCCAATTAGCTGCACCAACCTTACGACACTTAACAAGAGCACCAGAAGCATAGGCACTAGGCCATACATCATATCTAGACCTTACTTTATGGTAACATGCGTCTTTTTTCTTTTTCTTTTTTTTCTTTTTACCCTCTTCAATAACTTCATATATTTCATATGCATCGTCATCAAAATTGGTTTCAATAATTTCAACCATTAAATCACCATTACCCTTAATAACTCTATGATAAACATTCTTAGAGATAAAGTATTCCTCACCAACCATAAGTTTAGTTGGTAACTCGTTATCAAATTGAACCATCCAATCGTTTTCATTTAAAGGCAAAACAATTCTGTCTTCACGGTCTCTGTGCCAAACCAATTCGCTTTCTGACACATCGTGTGAAAATGTTCTCCTAATGATATTTCCGTTTTTTGATTCTTTATATGGTTTCATATTATTTTTCGTTTTTTTCTTGCCATTTATATGACACTGAGTCTTCTTCTATTGGTCCACCCTTAGCCCATGTTCTACATGTTCTAGCTGAGTGACACTTAAAGTGATGCATCCAACAATACCCTAATCTACCATCATCATCAGATACTGGACCTGGCATACAATCATCCATTCTAGATGAAATATCAAATGCAACACAATTACCGCATTTTGAGGCCTTAGCATCTTCAACGCTAGTCTTCCAATGGTCAGCTATATCTTCCCAGAAATCTGCTGGCTTATCAACATTTAATGGACCATATTGAATATGGTTTTCTTTTATTGCAGCATCTCTATTTTTAGTGTTTAACTTTAAATCTTGAGTTGCTTCTGGACAATCCATTTCTGGTTTGCCAAGAACTTGTTTATTCTTTCTTTCGATTAATAATCTTTTGTTTTTTTCTATTCTTCCCATAGTTTATATTTTTATTACCACCAAGTACCACCACCAGATAATCCTAATAGTTTAGCGTATCTTGGTAAACGACAAGCCCAGTATCCTGGTTTTGTTTTATCATTTTTAGATTTACAGTTATGTCTGTCAGAAAATGCTTTTCTAGCCTTAGGGTCTTTTAACTTAACAGCCAAATTACCACCACCAGCTTTAGCACCAAAAGAAACTTTTTTAACTTTACCAGTCTTAGGGTTTCTTACGTAAACATAGAATTTTTTAGAACCACCACGTTTAGGTTTTCCTAACTCAACTTTCTTACCTTGAAATTCTGCTTCATTTATTGTTTCAGTTTCAACTTCTTCAAATATAGTATTTAATTTAACTCTAT